ATGATACGGCGACCACCGAGATCTACACGCGTAAGATCGTCGGCAGCGTCAGATGTGTATAAGAGACAGTTTATGTATATCGCATGTAATATCTTCGGCTCTCTTAATTCTAATAAGTCCAAAAAAAAATAATAATTTATTCATACTGTCCCCTTATTCCTTACCGTTAATAAGTTTGCCACGAAAAACACAACTACCATCTTCAATGTGCACCATTTCAATATTGACTGATTTGTGTCGGCGCTGATAAATACAAAAGCCCTGGCTCCAATCAGGATGGGCGACGTACTGTGGATCCATATCGCACATACAGCCGTTCTCAATACCCCATATCATTCCATTAAATGTACGGTTGCGATATACTCCCTGTCTATGTGTGTGTGCCTGGATGATACTACATTTGTATTGGTCACATAAATTCTTGGCAGTGTACGCAGCATGTTTCATTACTTTGTTAAAGTGGCCTATTAGAATCTTATCGTCCCACCACAACATGGCTTCCCTGTCTGAAGATTTAACAAACTCAATTGGTCTTTCAAGCTCATCGTTAAGAAGTTTCTCAAGGGTTATTTTGCCAGCCAGGTACGGCATGTCTCTCCATATTGCATGCCTGAGTCTAAGATCATGGTTGCCTTCAATAAAGATAACGTTTGAATATCTCTGGAGCCTCTTTATAATATTGACCCCAATTTGCATACTGTCTTCAAAGTTTTCCTTATCCATTGGGTCGGTACTAAATTTTGATATCTTAGGAAAGTCAAAGAAATCCCCGTCAATTATTACATTCTTTGGCCTCAGGCCATACTGGATTTTGAAGAGAATGTCTAATGTCCTGTTGTCCATATATGGAATATGGAGATCATTAATAATTATCGTACCCATTATGCCCCCCCGAAAAGAGTTTTGAATAAACTATCACCGTCCGATAGTTTCGTACGCTTCTTTTCACACTTTGGGCATAGAAAAGCAATACCTTTTAAAAGCTTTGCGTCTCTGATATCTCCCAAATATTTATCACAGTCAATACAAAATATCTTACGCATTTCTTACCCCTTATTCCCTCTTGTGTTCACTATAGATATATCTTGCTAAAGATTTATTATGGTGCTTAAAGGCCAAGTGGCTACCAATTGATTTGAGGTATTTCTGGTATTCCAATAATGCCATGCGTTCACTTTGTGCGCTCCGGCTCAAGAGGTGATATTTACCGTAGTGAATTAGGGCCTCCTCAAGCTCTTCTCTGAGCGTAATATATCCAGAGTCGTTATCGTAGTGAGCTGGCGTCCCTACACACTCAACCTCTACAACCCCACCATCAGAAGCATAGCAAGGGTAAACGATAAGAACGTTCGGCGCATATGGCACGTATGACTGTGGGGAGCCCCGACTTACCATCCATGATTTTGCGGTGTCACCAAACAACAACAGTGATTCTGTATCTAAGAACCGATTCTCCTCAACAAGCCTTACAGACTTTACCCACAACGGGTAGAAGTTTTGAGCTGTAATAGAATAAAACATTACATTTGCCTTAAGTGGGATAAGTATCTTTTGTGTATAGTACTCTCCAACCATGGCGGCCTCGTCTATCGCATCGCCAATAGCCTCTCTCAGCTCATCATCACCAGACCAATTTTCGGCAGTGGTAAGGTTCTCGGAGACCTCATTAAGTATTTGTAATTCTAAATCTGTAAGACTTGCCATTATAATAGTTTCTTCCGTTTCAAGTGAGTTATAATTAGTGTTACAATATTATCCCTTTTATCTTCCTTGACAAATACAAGTGTCTTGTCATTCTCATCTTCTATATTACCACCATCGCAATGGATACAAAAAGCTTGTGGATTTTTATTCTTTAATCGCTCCATGTCGTCAGTTACAACAATTAGAGAAACGCCACTTCGTGCACAACTATAAATTATATGTTCCATTGATGATGTTTCCATTACCCCTTCATCAATATAAAGACAACTATTAAACGCTCCCCATAGCCCAATAGCAATGTCCGGGCCCCTCTCTGTATCTTCGATCAATATTAACATATCATCTCCTATTTATGTGGCGGAGCGGATAGGGGGCGCCCCGCCACGATTCCCCAACAAGCGCTTGTCAGGGTTGTACAAACTATAACATAATCACAAATTACTGGTTGTCAAGGGCAAGATCAGAAAAAGACCTTTTATATCCAAGACTGCCAGAAATTCCACCAATAAGCGGAGTGTTGTGATATGAGTCTCTATGGTAAGGGTCTCTGTTGTCTGCATCAAACTCAATCCTGTCAACCCTATTAATACAATCATCCTGATCCACTTCATTAAATCCATCGGCATTTATGCTTAATACCCTTGGCTCCCAGCCTCCACCAATAGATGTATTTACCGAATTCCAATCAAAGGGTCTTACTCTGCCCTTCCTGCTCTCCATTCTCACCGTTCTATGTAACACTGCCTCTCTTGCCATTAGTTCTCTCCTTCCTTTTTAATCCAAACATGTGGATTGACAAATTCATATCCACGACTTACCAAAAAATCTTCTACTTTATACTTTTCCATGTTAATATGTTCTGGATTCCTATAATCATAAAGCGTAAAATAGTTTGTAATAAATAAAGCGCCAGGTTTAAGAGCATTGTGTATTTTCGTTAAGTGTGATTCCCAGTCTTCTAAATGCTCTATTGCGTCAAGCATTAGTACGAAATCATATTCATCCATTACTTTGTCTCCAAAAAATATACCCGCATCATCTGCACGCCATTTTAGAAACTCGTAACTTGCTGCCCCGTCTATGTCAATAAAGTCCATTCGCTTCCCAGCCTTCAATAGTTCATACCCAACAGGAGCACTTCCACAGCAGTAATCAAGGCCGTATGAATGTTTCTTATCTTTAAGGATTTCAAGATAACTAAGCGCCTCGCTTACCTTTCCTTCACCACAGTTAAACATCCAGTTTCTCGCAAGCTGTTTTGGGCCACGATCTTTGTAATATTCTTCAAGAGAATCGTAACCTTTTATCTCATCGGCGCTGTATGTGTCTGCAAGTGTTTCCAATTCTTTTATGTTTTTGCCGGTATGTTTAACAACCGCCCTGGTATATTCCATAGTATAGTTGTCAGCCAGTAAGGAAAGATCAAGCTGCATTGGATTGATATGTGCTATTTTAATCCCAACCTTAGATGGTGTAACGATTTGCTTCTCAAGCTTAACGTGTCCTATCTCAAGAGAGGTGTCGCAACATACAGTATATCCGGCTTCTCTGGCCTTCCTGCATATCTGAATGTCTGTACCATATTCAAATTCTGGTGCGAACCACGGCTCTGTAATCTTATAAAATATTTCCTTTCGTATAAGCATGCACCCGCCACCGGTAATGTCAACCTGCTGGAGGCATCCCGATATTTCCATAGGTGTAAGAAAGTGAGGCCCCATATCTCCCTCATTCATTACTACGGGCAGCTGATCTCCGCCACGTTGAACATACAGCGCACCGCATATGCCCATGCCAGGGTCTTTCTCCATGTGCCCTAATAGTGTGCGTAAGAACTCATATCCTTCACTTGGTGCTTGTGTGTTATGAATATCAAGTATGTGGTCATCATCAAGCATAAGGATGTAGTCGGAGTCTGTTTGTAATGCCTGTTTAACGATTGCATTACGTGCTCTAAATTGTTCACTCTTGCCTTTTATTGCCAACATAAATTCATAGTCCTGGTATCGCCTACCAAGGTGAAAGGCAAAGCGCATGTAGTCTTCTAATGTCTCAAACGGTACTCCCTGAAAGCATGGGATACCTATAGTAATTCTACTTTTCATTAGGCACCTCCTCTGTAAATCCTCCAATTGGTACGCTTGAGCATACATTCTCCGTAGGTTGTCCGTCCTCGATCTCACAAAATAATTCAAGGAAAGCCTCTGCCCCATCAAGTTTCTTTATTTGTATTAATTCTAATTCACTAATAACATCAACTGATCGAAATCTTTTATTCCCGCAATGGTTACATAGGCCCAATTTTGTTATTGCATTTTTCACAACAATTTTATTGCATGAATCGCATCTCAATACTGGCTCGTTAAAGCCTTTATCCTCTTCTATAAACTCTTCATATTTATAGTCATCTCTCATTAATGATATCCCCTATTTAATGGTTATGGGGACGCCCGAAGACGCCCCCGTTTACTACATTGCTTTAATAAAACAAGCAATCGCTTTGGTCGTAAAACTTGCCTGGGCCGCAAGGGCAAAGGCAAACGGTTTCAATACATGGACAGTCTCTGCACTACCAACACCCTCTGCGCAAAATACATCCGCAGTAATATCGTAACACAGGGAAGTACCAGCAGCTACAGCCAGAAGAGACTCATGGTAAGCATGACCGGATCCCGTCATAGTTCTAACTCGTACAGCACTATGATAACCATATACCTGGATCAGGCCATATGCACCAGCAGCAATCGTTTCAGCAACTACACCAGCAGCAGGGAAACCATCAGAAGCAGCCGTGCATCTCTCAACACCAACGCCATCAACATCGGTGGTATAGTCCCACCGAACACACTGACCATTAGTCAGGGATGCAGCGGAATAACTATTATAAGCGACAATAAATATTCGCTCAGGATTTGTTCTGTTCACTCTTGTCAAAATCATTTTAAATTTCCTTTCTCTCGTTTAAAAGTTTCTAAGAAGTAATACCAGCGGTAATACCATAAATCATACCCTGTTTTCTAAGGTTAGAGCATGTAAGGTTCATCATTGCAAGGATCTGTGCAACCTTTGCATCCTGATTTTCAGGCCGCATAAACGGAGTAGTTATAAAGTCCGTTCCAGAGTCAACTACCAGTTCCATAAAATTGGTATTAATCATCATCCATGTTGAAGTACCCCAGCTTGCACTATCATAAGTAAGGCCACCGTCAACATCGGGAACCATTTCATCCCAAATAAGATCCTGGTTCTTAAACTTAATGGCATCGAAACCGAGGGTTACTGGGCCGCTAGTATCATTCATATAGCGGGTCTTATCATCAAGTGAGGCCTCGTAAGACTCAAAACACATTTGATCCATGAGACCTATATCAGGCGCACCACCACCACCACGTGATAGTGAGTTGTATAACCAACGAGCAGCGGCCTTAAGATTCACAAAAGAGTTGCAATTAAAACCACGGTTAGCATTAGCATCCTTTGCGCCGTGAGCAGCCGAACCATCAACACTGATCGTTCTCCACCAGCTATAAGTATTCTTGTTTATATTACCAATACTTACAGACTGACTTGGATCTTTGGAAATAAATGCAAGCAGCGGATCAATATCTGCATTCGCTGTCTGATTACCAATACCTGCACCAGCAGACCAAACACTTGATGCCACGGTCTTACCTATAACCTGGTTGTTAATCTCATCCCTAAGGGTGAATTTCAACTGGTCAATCTTAGCCTGAAGCAAATCACGAATAGCAGTTGAGCCAGCATTCTGACGCTCTTCTTTCCGTGAAATCGCAATAGAACCAGCAATCTGTCTCCAGTCAAAAAATGCTGTGGTGATACCATCCTGGGGCGTTACATCCAGAGTATCATAGCCAGCATAAGATCCAACTGTTGAATTTTTACCATACATAATAGGAACCCGTACTCGCTCCCCGCCATTCTGCATACGAATACCCTTACCGGCCCGTTTCTTCGTCCCGAACGCACCGTAAAGCGCACTCAGAAAAGGGGCACTGGTAAAGATATTATCTACGAGATCATCCTTGGTGTATTCAAGACACAAGGATAATACCGCATCATAATTAATACTTCTCGAACTTGGTGTAGCCATTGTTTAAATCCTTTCTATTTATTTGCCTCTCTCATGGCTCTATCCCAGGCAACATTAAATGGAACCTTTTTCCCTTTTGGAGTTGTTACGACCGGAGCCCGACCTCTTTCACCAGAGCTTACTTTCTTTACCTTACCCTTTGCCTTTTTACTCTTGGCCTTATCTTTCGGGTTGTTGTGTGAACCCTTGGCAAGCTTATATAGTTCGTCTGGGTCTTTATAAAGGCTGGGATGTTTCATAACCAGCTCGGTCATTCTTTTCTCGTATACTCCCCAATCGGAATAAGTTTTCTGAATATACTTTAATGTTTTTTCGACCTCTTCTCTTACTGAAGAGCCTGTCTGTTGTGGAGCCACCTTTGGCTTATTAGACTCCCTCGTATCAAGCACTTTTTCCATAACACGTGCTATGAATGCTGGGAGTGATTCTTTTTCTCCAGGTGCTAAACCTTCAAGGTCTAACTCCTTCTTGCTTTCCTTAACCTCTTTTGGGCTCATGTCTATATTGTACTGAGCTGCGAGGTTTCTAATAACCGCTTCTGGATTTTGTGCTATCTGGTCTGCAAGAGCTGCTTTCATTCTCAAGCCGGATACTTCCTGCATACGATCATTGACCAGTCTTTGTAGGTTCTTTTTTTCTTCCTCTAATCCCGGAGAAACGTCAGGTAGTTTGAGCTTATCGTCAGATTTTTCTCCATCATCCCCTGTCACGTCTTCATCAGATTCTCCATCATCATCATCCGAAACCTCTTCGTCGTCTTCGACTTCATTTTCAGGCTCTTCGGCTTCTGGCTCTGGTTTCTCTTCATCGGCACTGAAAGTACGGTAGCCCATATTTGCGCCAACCATATCATCGTGCTCTTTGATTTCCTCTACGATGTCTGTCATCCTATCTCCTTCTTAGTTTCATATCCATTGACCCGGCATCCCAGGTTTGTGGTGATACTGATCTGTCAATCCAGCCTTTTTCATTAATTCTTTCCTGTGTTCCCTACTTTCGACAAGTACTGGATTATCCCCTAAGTTATCATCTACGTATGAATTCCACTCCTTTCTATCAGCGCCACTACCAATGATACTTCTTGCAACGTCAAGGCAGTTTGGACACTGAATAAGTTCTGGTTTCTTATTAATGGAATATATTTTTTCTGTTATTACCTTACAACTGTCACATTCAAATTCATATATCGGCATTATTCAATTCCCTCCTCAACCGCCTGAGAGCCGTTCTGTATCTCAATCCAGTCAGACTTAAACACTAAGCTTCTCATATCCTCTAAGTGGCTCTGTGTGGCCTGTAGCTCGCTCTCATATACTTTGTCGGCAGTTGCCTTAATCCCAAACTGTCCTTTAATCTCATCAACCATAAGCTGTAGAATATTAACACTGTTTGACCGTGGAATTCTTAATGACGGTCTAACTTCTCCATTGGCCGAATCTTCTGTCCATGAAAAGTTGCCTTCATCGTTTTCCCTGAATACAAGTATTAGGTCTTCATCTAATGGTCGCCAGATTACCAGGTCTACTGTGCCAAAATCATCACGACCATAAATAGATACTTTAATATCGTTTTGAAACATTTCCCTACCTCCTATCTTAATCACCCTTTTTGAGCTTCATAAAATTGGCAACCTGCCTCACGCCAAACGCTGAACCAATCGCCACCCCAATTGAATATCTATACCACTCTGGGGTTTGCTGTAACGCAACAAAACCACGTTCAACATATTCAACAAGCCCAGGAATAAAACATAAAATCATTGGAATAGATAAAACTACTGTCCAGTATTCATCCTTCCAACCGCTCTGGTCTAATGATGTTTTTTCCCATGCAATGTCAGCAGCTTGACCCATTCTAATCTTTTCAATCCTTGCATCGGTAACGGCCTTTGCCACAGCAAGTTCGCCATCAAGCTTGACCGTCTTTCTTTGCTGCCAGCCCGTAACCACCTGTGTTATCGGAGCGGCTACCATTTTTATTGCGCCAAAGATATCAAACATATTATCCCTTCTTTAACATTCCAGCTATTTCGTTTGCCCGATTACCAACCTGGGTTGCCCATATACTATCCATGGCTTCACCAGCTGCCAAATCCCAATCACCTTCGTTTATTGACTTTATCATATTGCGGAATAGAAGAAATCTTGTTTTGCCCAAGTTAAATATCATGTTGATAAGGGCAGCCTTCCTGTTTTCGGAAAAAGAACCATACCTGCCAAATATTCCGCAAAGCTCCTGCTCTGCAATAAGCATATCGGCAGTAAGCATAAAGAGGGCTTCCTCTTCTGTTATTCCATTATCTTGAATATTCCTACCATAGCCAATCGTTAGCCTTCCAGCCGTACACCTATACGGCTTAAGTCGTAACCCCTCATGTTTTTTTAACATCTCTATCGCTTTTACTTGATACATAATCCCCCCCTATCTATTTTCCAGCTACTTGTTTTTGGCCACCAGCAGCGGCTTGCATTTGCGATACTTGCATTTGCATAGACATTTCAGCCATTGCTTTTAGTCTCTGTATTAACAATTCGTTATCGGCCAGTGATGTAAACTTACTGGTAATGGCTCTAAGTATAACATCATCAAGCGCAAGCATTGGATTGCTGGTCAGGATATTTAACAACTCCATTAACTGTGCTCGTTCTACACTGGTATTTATTTTAATGTCCCTTTCAGCCTCAACATCAAAGATAACCTCACCATCTATCTTCTCAAAATGTTCTGGGCCGAATGAAACCCAGTTGGAACCAGCAGGGCCTATTAAATTAATTGCGCCTTCCTGTGTTAAATTAGCTTCCACAAGAGAATGTAACTTCTCATAGATATTACCAATAAAATCCATTGCCTCTTCATGCTCATCAACCTCACCCTCACGGGAACGCCTTTCAACTATATCTGCCTCGGTAGCTGATTCTGCACCAGTCTGACCTCTCTGCTGTGTGCCTACTCCAGAAATCTCCATGAATTCGCCACGCAATAATTGTGTGTCCATAGCGGCAGCGCTGTCCATCGGTGCGTCCTTGATGGGCTCTATTGCGCCAGCTTGGTTAAACTTAACAAATGTACCATCCTCTGCATCCTCAAGCTTATCGAGCTCCATTGGATCTATATAGCCCTGAATGTAACCATACTTTCTGTTAAATCTTTTCCTGTGTACGGCCATCTGGTTGCGCGTGAGACCATATTCCATCTGTGGGCCAAGCCAGTTAAATATTACTGGTATTGGATAGAACTCACTTCTGCGCTCATTGAATTTAAGAAACACAAAAGGATGGTTCTTAATTCCAGGTGGTAATGGTTTGGGCCCACTAACGATATCGCTCGCCCCACGTATCACAGTTAGCATCTCTTTGTTTTTTAAATCATAAATTTCATAACCAACACAAAGTTCATTCTCAGGGAGGGTCGCACTATGTTTGTCTGTAAACATACCTCTGTAATTATTGCCATTATCAAGTTTCTTTGATTCAGCCTCGACTAATGAAGACGGCCCAAGATCTTTAAGCGCCTTCGAGTTTTGGTATAAAGGATCATTCTTTATATCAAATACCGAACGATAAAACTTATGTGCAACCCAACCTCCTGTTTTATCAATGTCATTTTCGCAATACCTATCAACCAGTAAACAATCTGGATCAACTTGATCCACGAAAAACTCCTCAGAGGCCACGACCTCGTTTGGCTCCATCTCTGGGGCGCCCTCTTCGTTATATAATATGGCATTATTTCTATCCCTTGCCGGTGAACCAGCATTAGGATTATCTTCCATGAACGCCGAGTATCCAACCTTTACAACCCCAAACTGCCACAAAGAATTAAGGTATGACATATGTGATTCTTTAGTTAGCTTAATACTCTTGCCCATATATCTAAGCACTGCCTGTCTTAACTGAATTAACTGTTCTAATGAATATATCGACTCTGGGTCTGACACAAAGGATCGTGCAAGTTTCATCTTAACGTCAACATATCTTGGAATAACATTCCGCTTGGTAACTTTCACAGAAGCAAAAATAAGATTAAGCGTGAACCAATCTTTAGATGTCCAGTGTTCTGGCTTTTGATGGCCATAGTAAGCCCTTTCAAGATCCTCGACCCGATACTCTTCCTTCCATGCTTCCTTTTTTTGTTCGGCCTCTAAGATCCTTTGTTCCCAACGAGACTGAAGCTCAGAACGAACTATTCCAGCATCTTGCTTTTTGGGCTTTTTCTTTGAATGTCTTTTATATGTGGCCATTATATTCCTTTATGTTTAACTAAAGATAATACATATTTATCGTTTGTCAAGTAATTTATTTTATAATCCTGTTAACCGGCCACCAATTATGGCAACCTTCCTGCCTCTCTTAGCTTCAATAGCTCGTTGACGTGCAGCCATAAACGAATTGTACGGGATCACCGTTGCCTGATCTGCCTGTAATGCTGGCATACTCATACATAAATATCTCAAAGCATCCATTGCATGGTCATTCTTTTTCTCAGGAACTTCCGGCCAATCCTCATCTTCGGTTCTTGGTTGCTTCCACGAATAAGTCCTTATCTCCCCATCAGGCCCGTGGATGTGAGAAAGAGTTTCATCGTCCATAAAAAACAAATGGCCAATTCTAAGTAGCTGAGAGACCCGATTAAGTCCAACTGAGACTTTATTATTGGCTCTGACCATACCTGTAATTGGGTTAGGGCTTTCCATGTATTCTTGAGCCACTGAATAGGGTACATTGGTTCCATCCCCTACAATCTTTTCTCTATCACGTGCCCATATAGAAGGGTCTGCGTGGGTAATACTACTTGGACAATCTTTGAATGTTTCGGCAATTCCTTTCTTATGGTCACTTATTAAGCCAGAACTGTAATACGCTTTATGGATAATCACTACCGGATAATCATTATAGCGAGGATTCATATTATTATATTTATCTTCACCAAGTAGCTGTTTAAGATAGACACTATCTCTATAACCAACCATGGCGCCAAGGCAACATGCTGGATTTAACTGGCCGTGGTCAAGTGCGTACTTATAATTCCAGTCAGGGATTATATCACCATTGGGAATTATGTGATAGTCATCATCAAACTCTTTATAGATTAGGCCACTCACGGCCCCCCAATTGCCATCAAGATATCGTTGCCTCCAATTGAGGGGCATAGCTGCAAACAAGTCTGGATAGTCATCTGGCAGGTGTGGATTATCCGTATAATTTGCCATGACGAACTTATGGTCAGGAAGTTTTTTGTCTATAAACCTGCGCTTAATCCATCCAGCTTCAGGGTTTGCAGTGACTATTCCCTTACGGTGTATCTTTGGAATACCCTTACGCCTAAGCCTGGTCTGAAGCATCATAAATATACTTTCTGCTATTTCAGTTGCTTCGTCTAAACAGAAAAAACCAAGGTTAAGGCTCTTAATTCGTTCAGTATTATTACTGTCAAGTCCGGTAAACCATATCTTAGATACCGGATCAAGATTCTCAAAAAGCAATAAGCCATCATTCTTCATAAACTTACAGCCAAGCGCCTTCCAATCATTACTCCCATATGGTAATACTTCATCAAAAAAGACCTCCATTGTGGAAACCTTTAATGCTGGGCCTGACTGCCTGGCAATAACACCAAAGTTCCCAGGGTAGGCAATAGAAAGTAGCTTCGCCATTTCGCATATCCAGCGAGTTTTCCCTCCACCCATAGCACCACCATAGCCTATGAATTGTTCTGTGGCTACGTGAGCTTCTACCTGCTTTTTATTGGGAACGTATGGTACCATTTAGTCTTGATCTCTCATTATCTTGCTTACAAAATCTCTGTCATCACGCCTACGACCAAGAAGTATTTTAATATCTTCACGAATTTCACGAAACATTATCTGCGTTTCTTTACGAAATTCAAGATGTTCCTCTTCGAGCTGCTTGACTCTATTCTTGAAAACAAAGATAGTTGCCAGGGCACCAAGAATTGCACCAACAGCGCCCTGGGTATATTTATTATCAATAATTTCAAACATAACTACCCCTCAAATCCAGCTCGTACTATTTGCCCACGTGGATAGTCAACCATTTTAATGTTGGTTGTGGTTGCGCCTGCACTATAGACAATAAGACTGGTTATTTGACCATCTTTATTTTCAAGGTCGGTTGATTCATACAGCATAAACGGTGGCAAGTTATCTACATTGTTGATATAAACAACTGCGTTTCCGCTTACCGGATAGAGCCTTATGTAGGCACAATTAACAACTGAAACCTCTTCGTATGTTCCGTTGACGGCTACGTTGCCGTCATGTTTAAATGGATTATATTCCACTGTTCTCTCCTTTTAAATCTTAAATTTTCTTTCTCTTAAGTCTAAGTCCTTCTGATCTGCCATTTTAACAATCTTTATGTCTGTCCTTAAAACCTTAAAGATGTCAAGGACAACTCCGCCTGGCTCACCAAGGCTGTCAAGAAATCCCATCGTAATAATCCCAGGCACACTATACCCAGACGTACTCTTTAAAAAACCATGTGATGCTATATTTAAAGAATCCATAATATATTAACCAAATTAATTATAGTTAATGGGATTAAAACAAACAACAGTGCGGAAACCCTTTTATCCTCAGCCCGCTTGTTTGTTAGCTCTCCAAGGATCTCTGTTGATTTATCGGAAACCAAACGCTTTTCCGTGCGCCGACACCAGAATAGAATATAATTATCAATCCAGAAGCTTTCTGGAAACTTTGGGTCGTGAACTATTTTACTAAAGTGCTTGCGAAAAGGAATAGATGTTTTGTGTGGTTCTATTCCATTCTGTAAATTCTGCTCAAATGCCTTAATGCCAAGGTCTGCGAGCTCTTTCTTTACACCCTGCTTCGGCTGGATTAACCAGTTAAGAAGACGAGCCTTATCAGCCCCACGCTCGTTAATTGTTTTATATCCCATATCCCTATCTCCTATGGAGTGTTGTCTCTATAGCTTTTAGAGCTGTCAGTATATACAGTAAAGTTTAAACCAACGGTAGTATTATCATCCTTAAAAATCTTAAACGTATCTGGCGTAGCGTTCTCATCAATCTCCCACAAATTAGCCACAAACCATTTCATCCTGCGCACAATGTCAGCAAGTGAATTAACGGTTGGGCTTGCCGCATCTGCACTACAAGCCGTATCGCTAATTCCCTTAGTGTCTGTTTCTATTGAAGATAGCTTTGTAGAATTTGCATCTATCTCAATCCTGACCTCCGCAGCGGTTGCGCCTGAGCCAGATGGAGCTTGCTCAAGAGAGTTAGCTGTATAGCGACTAACACCTACATCGTTTTCAATAAGTTCGTTCAGAAGCGCCGTTGCTACCCCAGGCTTAGAAGCCGGATCATAATCAGCCGCAAAGAGATGGTCGAGGTGAATATTGGTTAGAGCCGTGGCAACTTCAGCTGGTGTAGCTGCTGTGCCTGCTACATCTGGCACAACGGTGTTCGCATCGTCTGTGCCCCTCATAGCTGTAGTTGGAATGGCTGCAATTTCTGATGCAATCACACCAAAAGTTCCTGCCGCAACATGTCCAGACTGAGCCTCATCCCAGATAGCATCTGCAATATCTTCGGTATCGGAAGTTAAGAACGCCCTTATCGGCAATATAACAAAAGTATCTGCATTCGCTGGAGCTGCGTTAAACGGTGTTAGAACCGTGACTGCCTTGGTTCCCCCATTATAATCCTTAATCCTTCTCATTTGGCCAGCATTATTACCACTTGTAAAAAGAATAGCCATTCTATTCCAAAAATCATTATCGGTTTCAACTAAGGTTGTTATGAATGTTGTTGTTGAGGCTCCGGCATCATTAATTGCTTTCTGACGAACTTCTGTAGCAGTAAGAATTCTATCAACAATACCATCAATAATATCCTGTTTGGTCTCGGTAGCAAACCCAGTAGCTGTAGCCCATGCCGCCTGATTACCCTGAAGGTCAGCAGTGTCTGTCAGGATAGCGTTAATATCTGCGCCGTTATCATTAGCAGTCTGGGCAGTTCCAGTTATGTGTGTGGTATTAACATCAAGCTGATCTGTACTGCAAAGAGTGTCCCACACATTGGCTGTAACCACGAGGAATTCCTGAAAAACTGGAAGGGCTCCGGTTTCGTGAACCATTACTTTAAGTATTCCAAGCGTAGCTGTGTCTGTATCGTCAATGGGGCAGGTGTAATAACCAAGCTCATCGTGAACACAAGAAGTGGCCTCATTCTTCTGCGCCATATTCCCGCCGTTTTTAGAAAGTCGCACATCTGCTTGTGTTATTGTTAGTCCGGCCTCGGCATCCTTACCAGTAGTTTCATCTAAGAATGGCCCGATTAATAATGTTCTGGCTGTTGATTGTTTAAGGTAATTCATTTAAGCTGCCCTTAGTTGTCTGTAATAGTTCATTAAAGCTGGGATTGATGTTGCTGGCGGTGGCCCACCTGC